AAGTTTTCCAGAAGGAATCCTTACTTCTTTCGGATATCCTTTCAAGAACAAAGCCCCAATACCTTCAGCAACATTCTTTGATAAAATTGTCTTTTGTTCAGAAATCACTCCACCAAACCGTTCAATAAGGGTTTGGTATCTCTTAAAGAGATCACGGGAATGACGTTCATCACAGGCTATTACACAATCGTCCCCACAAATACAGAAAGTTGCATCTGTTTTAGCAACTACTGATTTTAAAAGGGCGTAATGCATTAGCTCAAACATAGGAAAAGAAACGAACAAACCCATAGGTTGCCCATTTGAATACTTCACGAAACCGATTCCTTTGCCCTTTCCCGGTTCGAATTCTTCGAAACGGTAAGCAGCAGGGAGATCAAGGAACTTGAAGTAAGCTTTTGGAACACCCATTGAGGTTAGTAGTTTTATCTGAAACTCCCTCGAAAGCCTATCTGTGGCATTACTGAGATCTATAGATAACATAAACTTACCACTTTCCATGTTGGTAATAATGAAATCTTTCATCTTAGTTTGATCCCCAGAAGCAACTTCGGGTTGGTCCCAGAGCCAATTTCTGAGCCAATCAGCAAGACGTTTAGTCTTAAGCTGTATCGCCCAGTGGCCTACTAATATAGTTCGAAACTTACCCTTGTCTCTAACAGTGGTCAACGTACCTAAAATCATAGGATCTTCACACTCATCCCTCCACAGGAAAGCGATTTCTGCTGGAAAGTCGAAATCTTTCTTTCCGTAGGGGCCTGGCATGGTCCTTCCTGAATCCACAGCATACGATTTCCTTGTATTGATGGCATCTACTGAACCCAATACAGATTTTGGGACATTTGGTAGATCACAATACAATCGTATGAGACGGATATAATCATCAGGAACCGTTGATCTTGGCGTAGAAGTGATAGAACTCAAAGACTTTTCTCCCCATGTCCTTAGCCGATAGGACTTTAAGACTGTAAGAACCAAGCGGACCTTATTAGGATTCCGCCTATTCTTGACTAGATACTTAAAGATCCTTAGGTTAGGTATAAGGTATCCACAAAATCTGGTCGTGGTGAACCATGGTAATTTAAATTCCTGGTTTCCCGCAAGGATTTGTATAGCCCAAAGGACTAAATTCTTTAAGCGTCCTACGGTCCACTCAGGTCCATTAGAATTTGACCAGTCGCGGATAAACTTACAAAGATCTGGATTAAGCCTGATAGCAAACGGGATTCGGTGGGATTTCCCATTGATTTCGATTGCTCGAGGTACGTCCCAGAGGGTATCCAGGTATATCATATGTCCTCCTTTCGGATGTGCATACTTTCTGG